AATGATACATCACCAGATAAGTCAAGGTGATATCCGGTAATTCGATTAGTAAAATGCATATTTCCACTAATATTAAGAATTCCACTTACATCTAATTCTCTCAAATGTCCTTTATGACCAATTTTCCATATTCGGTTAGGATTTAAAAATTCAATTGGATTAGAACTATTAATTGAATAACTCATTATATATTATAAATTATTTTTATAATAAATAATAGACAAAATTATGTAAAATAACTGAATTCAGCAGCAGTAATTAAATTGCCGGATAAGGTTTGAATAATTTTAGGTTTAAGTGTATCTTCTACATCACTATAGCTGAAATCATTACCACTAAGATCAGTTTGTATTTTACCTTTAAGAAAAAAGTGCATAGTATCATTAGCAGCGTGTGATATATCAACAAACATAGTTTTACTAAATACACCATTAGTAAAATTAGCATTTTCACCACCGACAACATATTCGCCAATTAAATTTTCACTAGTATCAATCCCAAAGTCAGTTTGAGTTGTATAATAAAAGAAACCAATTTTAAGGAATGTATTATAATAAGTAGATGTTAAATAATTAAATGTGACACCTAGTTGATAATATCCATGAGGATTTTTGGCTCTAAATGAAAGTGATATATCATGGATTATTTCATATGAAGTGTCTGCAATTACTTGGTCAGGACCATTTGGTGCGTAAATATCTTTTGTAATAAATTGAAGAACTTGAAAAGTAGAACCGGATGTATCTCCAATAGAAACTTGATTATCAATAAATAGACATTCAGTATTAAGGTTACCTCCGACTCTTACATCATTAAAAAGAGCGTCTCTATTTTTTAATAACACTTCATAAAGTATTTCTTCGAGTGTTAGATCACCGTCAGCTGGGTCATTTACAGCCGCATTAGGTATTACTGTTGTATCATCAACTAATAAACTTCCGACTAATGAGCCAATATTAGATCTAATACCTCCTTGAGTCGACGAATATGCATTTGGGGCCATAGGTTTATTATAATATAATTTAATAAAAATATAAATTAAAAATTAATTAATAAGTATTTATAATCTTTCTATGGATGAAAATGTAATAAATAAATTAAATAAATTATATGAAACAAAAAATATACCAAATATAATATTTCATGGTGGAAATTTAACTGGAAAAAAGAGTGTATTAGAATATTTAATAAAAATGATTTATAAAACAAGTGAAAATATAAATAAATATGTATTGATTATAAATTGTTCACATGGAAAAGGAAATATTAAATTTATAAGAGAGAATTTAAAACATTTTGCTAATACAATTATAAATAAAAATGATAATTATATGTTTAAATCAATAATTTTACTTAATGCAGATAAATTAACAATTGATGCACAATCGGCATTAAGAAGATGTATAGAAATATATAATCATAGTACAAGATTTTTTATAATAGTGGATGATAAATTTAAAATATTAAAGCCAATATTATCAAGATTTAGTGAGATATATTGTAATAAAAAGATAAATGTAAATAATAATGAAAAAAAAAATAATGATTTTTTTTCAAAGAAAATTTATTATTTAAATAAATTTATAGTTTTTGATGATTCTGTAAATAATCTAAGTTATTCAGATAAAATAGTTTACATATTAAATTTAACAAATAAATTATATAATAATGGATTTACAGGTAATATGTTGCTTTATTATATAAAAAATAGATTGGTTGATTGTAAAGAAAAATATAAGTTTTTGTTTGTTTTAGATATTTATAAGAAGGAAATAAGAAATGAATTATTGATAATAATGTTTTGTTTAAATTACATATATTTTCGTAATAATATCAATTTAGAAAATATTGGGTTTATTTAAATAAAATGGATGATTTTAATTTGAATACTATTACTGAATCTAAAAATGAATGGTGTGCCAGATTAGTAAATATTTTAACTCCTTGCTTAATTGAAGGTATAAAATCGGTTTTTGAGGAATCATTTAAAATGTGTATGGATAATGATGAAGAAGAAAAATATTTAATGACTTTTCAGAATTTATTAAATAATATACCAAAATGGAGTTCAGAAATTGTAAATATTGAAAAAGAAAGAATACAAACAAGTAGTTGTTGTAATTATTTAGAAGATTTACTAACTTGTGTCCATATAACACAATTAAAGTCATTAACATCATCTAGAGTTGGATTAAAACAAAAAAAAGTGGATATAGATATACCAAATTTAAATAGTTTTATTCATAAAGCTTATATTAATGTTGCTAGAAAAATATATGTAAATGTTTATTTATTTGAAAAAGACATAATGCCTTTACAGATTCAGAAAAATAATAGAGAGTTAGAAATTATTGTAAAAGAATGTTTATTAAATACAGTAAGAGAGAATATTCCAGTTGAAAATATATTAAGAATTTATTTAGATGAAAGCTTAGAAACAGATGTTCAGGTTGAAGAAACAAGAGAAATAATAGCTGATGAAGAAATGATAAAAAAACAGGCAAAAGAAGCAAAAGAAAAAGAATTGGAAAAAGCTAAACAAGAAGTAAAAGAAAAAATTAAGAAAGAAAGTAAACAAAATTTAAGTGAAGCAATAAAAAATGCAAACAAATCATTTAATAGTGATAATAATGAAATTGTATCAAAAGAAATTGCTGAAGAAAATGAGATTGATTATGAAACAGATGATGAAGGAGAAAATCCAAAATTAAATTTAGGAAGTAAACAGGATGATAATTTAGAGTTAGATATTAAAACTTTAGATAATAATGATCCAGATGAATTAGATTTACAGACATTAGATATTAAAGGAGATGATTCTTTAATGGATTTAGATATTATGGAATTAAAGTAATTCGTTAATTTTAGTATAATTCATTTATAATAGTAAATTATAAATGAATCAAATATTGACTTCATCGGTTATTAGTGTAATATATTTTGTTTTAAAATTTATTGAAATGAGATTAATATTAAAAGAAAATAAACCATTAAAAGATTTATTTAAGGATACAGTTTTAGTTTTTATTGCTGCAACTTTATGCTTAATAATTTTAGAACAATTTAATTTAAATGAATTAATAGGAAATATTAAAGCCGCTCCATCAGTATTTGTAAGTAAACCTGATTTTTAAGATAAAACTGGTAAATTATCGATATTAAAAATTGCAGATTGATTATTGATTTTCTTTTTGGGAACTAAATATTTTTCAAAAAGAGATTTTTTGAGAACATTTTGAGGTTTGTGATTATGTACTGTTCTAGCAATCATTTTATATAATTTGAAATCAGGGTATCTTTCAGAACCGTTATTTTTGTATAAAATATTTTTATTTGAATCATCAAATACCCATTCAACCATAATTTTTTTAATAGGAGATCTTAATTTTTTAATATCATCTATATCTTCAATAAAATAATCAAATAATGAACATCCTAATCTGCATAAATCAAAACTATAATTTGGTTCTAATCTTGCTTTATCTTCATTAAAATAAGGTTCAGTATTATATTGAGTATGTGCATCACCTTCAGGAGCATAACTATCGCTACAAATTATGTTACCTTTAAATTTGTAAATTGCTCTTCCAAAGTCAATAATTTTATAAATTTTACCAAAGGTAGGAATTTTATAGTGTTTATTATCGTATTTATAATATAAAAATTTCTTTTCGGTTTTATTATAAACAACATTATTTGTATGTAAATCATTGTGAGTAAAATCAAAAACTTTTTGATAAGTAATTAAAGAAAAAATAATTTGAGATATAATTGATTCCCATTCATCATCTTTAATTTTACTATTGATTATGTATGCATCTAAAGTATCATCACAGCATTCTAATGCTATTGTTTGAACTGGAAATTTTAAAATATTAGCATATATTTCTTCTTCTTCTTCTTCTTCTTCTTCTTCAGATTCATCACTTGTACTATCATTTTCTTCTTCAGAGTCTTCATTTTTACTAGAATCAGTATTAGAATATCTAGAAGAACAAGAAGATTCACTTTCATTTTGTTCATTTGTTTTTACTTTTTTTTTCTTTATGTTATCTTCAGTTAAAGTTTGAGTGTATTCAATTTCTAAATTATTATCTGTAGTAGTATTATCAATATTTAATTTGTTATCAAATAAGTCATCTATATCTAATTCTTCATCATTAATATTTTCATTATCAATTACAAGTGCTTGTTTATATTTTTTTGTATTGCTAAAATAATTTTTGTGACTATTGTTTTCTTGAATATTAAATAATACATTATTATTTTTATGGAAAAATTCTGAATCATCTAAATATTCTAAATCATCTTCTATATCTACAATAAAATTATTTTTAATACCTAAAAAAGATCCATAATAATCAATACCATTTAAAAAGTCATATTTATTTAATAATAAACTAGATAAAAAAGAAAAGAAACCGTCAGTATAAGCAGAATTATTAATATCTAATGTTTTTTTATTTATATTTTGATTATTATCAAATTTAGGTAATTCGAAAATATTATCTTCATATTTCCCTAACATATATTTTATAGGATCAACTAATGGTCCATATTTGAAAAATATTTTTCTATTAATTACATTATTACTATCATCTATAATTGTTCCATTAAATTTTGAATAACCTAATTTTTCATTAATTGTATTTAATTTAAAATTATTATTTAAATTAATAGAATTATAATTATTTTCATTTAAATTAAAAAAATTAGCATAAATTGGTATATAATTTTGTAAGTTATCTATATTAACTAATTTTTCATCAGCCAATTGAGTAAATAATTCTTTGTTTTTATTTTTTTTGTAATTTAATTCCATTTATTTAAATAATTATAAATATATTTCTAAATTCTAACGATTTTGTTTATTATTTTTTGCGTATATTAAATAAATAAATATTTAGTAATATTTATTAAGTATGACTTTAGAATTAAAAAAATTTGAAATGAAAGCTATTAGTTTCAAGCCCGATGAAAATAAAGGTCCTGTTATAGTTTTAATTGGTCGTCGTGATACAGGTAAATCTTATTTAGTTAGAGATTTATTATATTATCATCAAGATATTCCAATTGGAACAGTAATTAGTGGTACTGAAGCAGGAAATGGATTTTATAGTGAACACGTTCCTAAATTATTTATTCATGAAGAATATAATTCAGCAATTATAGAAAATATATTGAAAAGACAAAGAACAGTATTAAAACAAATAAAAAAAGAAGTAGAAGTTTATAAAAAATCCACTATTGATCCTCGTGCTTTTGTAATATTAGATGATTGTTTATATGATGCGGGTTGGACTCGTGATAAAATGATGAGATTATTATTTATGAATGGTCGTCATTGGAAAATGATGTTAATTATTACTATGCAATATCCGTTAGGTATTCCACCAAATTTAAGAACTAATATTGATTATGTATTTATTTTAAGAGAACCATATATTTCAAATAGGAAAAAAATATATGAAAATTATGCTGGTATGTTTCCGACATTTGAATCATTCTGTCAAGTTATGGACCAATGTACTGAAAATTATGAATGTTTAGTAATAAATAATAATGCTAAAACTAATAAATTGAGTGAACAGATTTTTTGGTATAAAGCAGATTCTCATAAAACTTTCAAATTAGGTTCTAAAGAATTTTGGGATATATCTAAAACTATGGATTCAGATGATGAAGAAGAAGTTTATGATCCAAACTCGAGAGATAAAAAGAAAGGTCCTAAAATTAATGTTCGTAAAAGTAAATGGTAAAAAATTTTTATTACTAGAATTGATTATAATTAAAATTTGGATTATTTAAATTTTGAAAATCTGCTAAAAAATCTATTTTTTCATCTTTGGTTCTAAGTTTAGAATATAAATGATTTATTATAAAATTTAAAACATATAATTCTCCTTCTCTTTCAATTGTATTTTTAATTGTTGTATCGTTTATAGATGATTCTCTGCGAGCAACAGGAGGAGGTTGGGTAAATGATACAAAACTATCATAAAGTCCTTTTGCTTTTGTTAACTTTTTTTTTTGTTTACGTTTTTTTGTATATTTTTTATTAAATTTTTTTGGATATTTTTTACTTTTCATTTTATATATACTAATATTTTTTATGCTATATGGATTTTTAAGAAACACTTATGCAATAGAAAGTGAATATCATAATACATTATTTAGTAAATATACTAATAGATTTATAGAAAGTTATACTAAACAAGCATTTAAATATACTTTACGAACTAAATTATCTAAAATAAAAAGTGTAGATGATTGTATTCAATTATTACAAATGTTTGAAACAACTGATGAAATGTGTGAAAATATAATAAATATATTTCATAAATTTAATCCAAGTGAAAATGAATTACAAAAATTTTCTTTAATATTTCAAAAATATCATAATCATATTGATAATAAAGGTTTTGCTGCCTGCACATTATGGTTTTGTATAATACAATGGATTAATGAATTTCAAAAATTAAAAAATGATAATATTCCTACAGTAAATTCAGTAGGAATTGAATTATTAAATTTAAATTAGATTTTCTCTATTTTATCTGAAATACATTTCATGGCTTCTATTTTTTTTTGTTTATTATTATTTTCTTTATAATCATAAACACAATCATGGTCTTCAGGTAATCTATGTATTTTACAAAATTTCTTTTCACATTTACAAGCAAAATCTGTTAACTTTAATTTACGATTACAATTTTCAAAAGCACAACAATTAGTATTTTTACCTTCGTCCATATAAATAATTATTATATTTTAAATAATAATTATTTCAGTTTTTTTTCTTTTTGGTTTTTTTTTGTTTTTTATTTTTTCTCTTTTTTGTTTTTTTATTTTTTTTTCTTTTTTTAGTTTTACCTCTACCTCTACTTCTACTTCTTTCTCTTATTGGAGTTCTATCATCTTTTCTTCGGTCATCTTCACTAGTTTGTCTTCCTTGCAGTCTACTACTTCTTCTTCTAACTAATGGTTCTGGTTCTGGTAATTCATCCATTTCTTTTTCTTCATCATAATAATCTACTCCTTGACTTTGTGTTCCAACCATTCCAGTAGAAATTTGTGATGAAGGAGTTATAGTAGGTACTTCAGAATCTAAGCGTATATAATGTTGTATACCAGGGTCTGTATATATTTTTTCAATTAAAGGTAGTATTGTTTTATTAACAATTGCTATTACGTCTGCTAATTTATGTGCATTTCCTCCTCCAACTGGTTCAGGCATACCTCCTTCCATACCTGTTGTAAATTCAAGTGTTTGACCTCTATTATAACGAACAAAAAATCTACTTTTATCTCTAAATGCAATAGTTATATGATCATCATTTATGTTATGTGTAGAAATTGTAAGATGTATATTATCTAAATATGTTGCTATATGATGTTGAAGTTCTCTATCTTTATATCCAGTTAATCCCTTTACAGTTTTAGTATCTGGTTTACCATTTCCATCTCGGATAATCATATTATTAATAAAATCTCTAGTTTCTGTTGTAATCTCAAATTTACCTGAGGCAAATCTTGAACCGCTTATAGGATTAACCCATAATCTTATAAATTCTGGAGGAGTAGTCATTTATATATATGTTTATATTTTTAATTTACTATTAATATAAATCTAAACATATTATTTTATATAATTGTAAAAATGTTTAATGGTCAAATACAACAGGATAAATTTGTTTTAAATGTTCTTAAGAATAAGAAAAATGGTTTTTTTGTAGAAATTGGTTCTTATGATCCAATTTTAATTAACAATTCATACATATTAGAAAAGAATTACAAATGGAATGGTATAATGATTGAATATTCAAACGAATGGTTAAATGATTATAAAAGAATTAGACCAAATAGTATTCATGTTATAAATGATGCTACACAAATAGATTATAAAAATTTATTTGAAACAAATAATGTCCCTTTAAATGTAGATTATTTACAAATAGATTTGGAAGTTACTGATGGAAGTACTTTAACTACATTAAAAAAACTAGATAAAGAAATTATGGATAAATATAAATTCGCCATAATTACTTTTGAACATGATATTTATCATACTAATTATTTGAATACCAGATTAGTATCTAGACAAATATTTGAAAATAGAGGATATTTAAGAGTTTTTAGTGATGTAAATAATGAAGGATATTATCCATTTGAAGACTGGTATGTACATCTAGATTTAGTTGATAATGAATTAGTAAATAATTTAATAAAAAAAAATGAAAATAAATATAAGTCGAAGTTTATAACAATGAAATCTTTTCAAGAATCAGTAGTACATAAAAGTATTAACTGGCAAGATATTGAATATTAATCTATATTAGTTAGATCGTCTTTTTTAGGAGGTTCAGAAACAGATTCCATACCATCAGCCATAGCAGCTAATTTTTCATTTTGTTCTCTTTCTTGGTCTAATTTTTCTAAAAATGAAGTATCTTTTTCTTTTTCTTTTTCTTTTTCTAGTTCTTTTCGTCTTTCTAAAATTTCTCCAATTCCATGGTCATTATCTTTATCTAAAACTACGTTTTCACCATCAAATAATTCTCTACGTAAATCAGCAGTTGATACATCATCATTATCTCCGTCACCAAATAATAAATTTTTACCAGGAACATCCATTCTATCAGCATTTACAAGATTTCCATCTTCATCAATGGATTGCATTAATTTATTACCTTCTTTTTGTGCTTTAGCAATATTTTCTTCAATTGCTTTTCTCTTAGCATCTTTTACTCTTTTATTAAATTCTTCTTTACTAACTTCATCATTTTCTTTCTTTTTAG